AAGAACAAATGGTAGTGTCCGCTATTGCCAGTACACCTCAGGATGTAACGCACTTTCATGACTGGCCTCCGGTGTCACGTAAGCACCATGCACGAAAATCAGTACGACGGTTAACCAGTCCCTGTGAGCGTTCGCCGCCGCTGTTCACGAAGTCAGTCAGTCTGTTGCACATGTCAGGCCAGTTGTGCGCCTGTGCATGTTTCCAGATAGTGGTGCGGTGGTAGTTACGGTTCTTATCCCTGAACCACATAAGATTTCTGCATCCAAGATTAAAGGCGGCATCTGTCATTGCCTCAAACGCGGACTGTGGCATGGCGTTGCCGCTGAAGTTCTGATTTATGCAGTTTTCTGCATGTTGCATATCATTAACCCAGCGCCCGGCGACTTCCGTTTCGGTGTACAGACGATTTTCCACATGCCCGGTCGAGCCGCACCCCACGGTCATTACCCCGGCAATATCCCGGTAAGGCGTTGCGCGACAGTCCTCCCATGTGGCAATGCGGATTTGCGCTTCCGGGCTGGTCCGGAGTTTGTGAGGGGCAATGGAGAACCCCAGCGCCACAATGGCGGCTACGGCGTAACGTTTAACGGGCAGCTTTATCATGTGTATCGTTATCCCGCAGAATGTTCAGAGCCTGACGCTCACTGTCGTGAAGTGGCCGTGCGTCTGACTGCGCCAGGATACTGGCGATGAGTTCATTGCGACGCTGCATGGCGGTTTCCATCAGGCGGCGATGTCGCCAGGCATGTAATGCAGACAGAGAACCGAGTAACAACCCGGCAAGGGCGATTTTTTCACTGATGGTCATCACGCCTATTGTGGTGGCTGTGACTGATGCCCAGAAGGTGATCCAGTCACTCACCCGCTGAAAAAAACCTGTTACCATAGCTGTATCATCTCTCGTTGTTTTTTCTTCTCCGGCTCCGGCATTTCCACCTCCTGTCCGGCTTCCAGAAATACCTGTCGGCAGAGTCCGGGGTTGGCATCCAGCACCTTTTCGGTGACGCCCTGCGTCGTGCCGTAGTACCGGAAACAGAGCGAATCCACGGTGTCGCCTTCCAGTGTCTTCACTTTCATCAGCACAACTCCGCAAAGATTCGCGGGCGGCACAGAATGTCAGAGATGGCCCAGCTCACATCGCGCCACAAATCCGATGTCTGTATATCCAGTGCGTCCGCCCGGCGGTCGCCCTTGTCCGTTGTGTCCGCATCGCGGTAACGCTCCAGAATCAGGGCGCGTGTGGCGGTATAAACAGCATTGCGCCAGTGCCAGAGATTGACGCTTTCTCCGTTAATTACAGGTGCCGGAACATCGGCCAGCGTCTGATGGCCAGCCGCCTGCTGTTCCTGCTGCCATGCTTCCAGCTCGCGGGTAACGTGTGCCACGGCCCCGGTGGCGGTATGCAGCAGGCGGGAGGTGGTCACGCGGCCCGGCAGTCGTACCGCCAGACGCAGCTCGCGCAGCACAATATCCGGCCAGAATGCACCCGCTGAAATACGGGTATCGCCATCTTCGGTGTCGGTGATGTCGTCCTCTGCGGGTCCGGGTTCAGTTCTGGCAACCATACTCATGGGGTTCACTCCTGAAAAAATCGGGCGGTGGGTGCGCGGTGTAAACGGTCACGGAGCCAAACCGGAACACCGCGCACGCCGCCCGCTGACGGGGTCAGTCGTTAACCGCGCTTCGCCTTCTGCGTCGCGGTGGTTTTTCGTGTTGCAGGCTTCCGCGTTGTCTTTTTACTTTCGCTGCTTTCGTCCTGCGCCTGCTGTGCGCTGGCGTCTTCTGGTGCGGCTGCGGAATCGGCTTTTTTCAGGGCGCGGGAAAGGGTTGCAATCTCGCGTTTCACACCTGCGTTCTGGTTCAGATGCATCGCTTCGCGCAGCAGCTTCAGTGATGAGGCCATGCTGTCCGCATCGCTCAGGCCACGGCGGGCAAAGGCGCACGCCTTGCATAATTTGGCGCGCACTTCGTCCGGCATATCCTGGTTGGCGACAATTTCCCAAAGTGTGTCCAGTGGTTCGATAAAGACGGACAAATCCGCGTCGGCATCCGTCCCGGCCTGCGTCAGTACCGGATTGCAGATTTCTTCGGTCAGCACTGTGGCAGCAGTACGGCCAAAGTTATCCGGCATGATGAGGTTGTGACGGACCGCATACGCACCAATACGCAGCGCAAGCGGAAGATCGCCGCAGTCAATCGCCCACACCATCAGCGTGGCAATCACTTCGTCCTGTTGCCCGCCGTCAGCCTCCAGCGTTCCCTCAATCCAGCCGGAAAAGTCCGGCAACAACGCTTTTTTGATGTCGGCTTTCGCGCTTCTGGCCTGTACGCCCTTAAGCCGGGCCTGTGCCAGACGCAGACGATACAGCACCTCTTCATGCGCGGTACGCGCGGCGTGGTCCACACCTTCATTCGCCCGGCCTGCGCGCTGTGCCATCACGTTCTGCCAGTGTTGCTGTGCAGGAGTAATCATTTTTTCTCTCCGTTACAGGCGGGCATGATGCCCGCCGTGAGTTGATTAGCTGTCGGCGAACTTCAGGCCAGTGACCATCGCGCACTTGCCATAGTCTTCAACGACATAAGCGTCATTGATGGACTGGTAGGTGGCGATGCGGTTGTATTCCGGTTCGTCTTTCATCAGACGACGCATTGAACCTTTCTGCCAGTAAATCGACAGGTTGTTGAATGAGGTGATCAGCATCGTTGCATCCGGGAAGAACGGTGCAAGGAACACACCCAGCCCGCCAATGGTGCGCGATGACAGGATGAGCTGCCCGGCAAGTAATTCCGCATTGGGATTCTGGCCGCTGATGCTGTTCAGCACTGGCAGACGCAGCGAGTTAAACAGGTTGCGCCCCATAATCACCACGAGGTCGTCAGCTTCCTTGTGCCATTCATCCAGCAGAGATGAGCGCGCGTCCTGTACCAGTGCATCAGGGTTCGCGTATTTACCCGCGTGCGCCACGGTGTTGTCCATGTTGCGGGAAGTCAGCGTCACGTCATTCATTACGCGCTCGCTGGCATTGGTTCTGATGTGCTCCAGCCACCCCACGTTAACGTCCTGAAGCAGCTTGTTGGTGCTGAAGTTGGACTCATCCGCGTGAGATGTGCCGTTGAAACCGATCATGATGCGGTCAAGTGCCACCTGTCGGGCAATCTGTGCGCTGATGCGGGACTGAAAATCGCTGTGTGCCGACCAGGCATCAAGCTGCGGATACGAAATAAACGTGTCGTAGTTCACCTGTTCGCACTGGTATTTGCGGTTTTTCAGATCAACCACGTTATTCGGGTTACGGCGTTTTGTTCCGTCATAACTGGTATTTGTGCGTGCAATCGGTCCTGTGGTGTCCAGGAGGATTTTTTCGCCTTTCTGGTCGGTCACGCCGATCACGTTAATTTTTTTTGTAAGTTCGGTGCTATCCTTTGAGGCGTTTTCAAAACGTTGCTGCACCGCAGGTTCCACGGTAAATCGCGATACCAGTGCAGAAACCGGGATATTGTTAAGCGACGCCTGCTGCGCCATATAGCAACCCAGCTTGTTGCGGGTAATATCTGACATCACCAGATTCATAAAAAATTTGCTCCTTTGTCTTATCAGAAGTCAGCCAGCTGGTCGGAGGCTGCGCCCGTTGCGGTGAACCGGTTCTGCGGATCGCCGTCCTGCGTGCGCAGTTTTTCCTTCAGTGCTGTCAGCTCCGTGGTCAGTAAAGTGATTTTCTGGCTGTCCTGCTGATGGCGTGTTTCCAGCGCATTAAAACGGTCGATAATGTCGGCCTGTGACGTTGCGACGCTTTCCACCGCTTCCTGAATACGGGAGAAACTGGCGTCATCCGCTTTGCGGCCACGACCAATAATCCCCATTACGCGGTTAAACCACTGGGTGCCTTCTTCCTGGCGTTGTTCTGCCATTTCGATGATTTCAGACTCGATGGCTTCGGAGATAAGCGGTGCTTCACCCTGGATACTGTTGAACGTCATCACCGCCTGACGTTGCTGTGCCGTGAATTTCAGGCGCTCAGTGCCCAGGCTTGCCGGGGTGTCGGTCATCGCCAGCCCGACCAGATAGGCGCGCCCGTTAACGGAGAACTGCGGGTGCAGTTCGATACTGGAATAGATTTTCTTGCCGTCCGCGACAAGCTGCTTCATGCGCTCGGTCGGTTCGATTTCTGCATACAGCGCAGTACGTCCGGCCAGCGGACCTTCCGTAATGTCTTCCGTACTCAGTGCGGTGACATCGCCCATTGCGGAAAATTCGCTTGACGGGCATGGCGAGAGATAGTGCTCAACGTTCACGCGGGCAGCGTAAACATCCGGGTTGAAGTTCTCGGCGGCTTCACGCAGATGCACCGGACTGATTTCACGGCCATCAACAGTTGATCCGGAGACAGCCACGCGAAACTTTTTGCGGGATGTCTTTTTTTCATTAGCCATAGTTTTTGCCCCTCTGACTGGTTCTTCAGTCATGATGGCAAAGCGTAACAGGCTGATACAAAGGGCTTTTGTTGTAAGAAAACGGCCAGAACAGGGGGTTAAGGAGAACGGTTTCGCGCGCGGGTAATCTTCCTGTAATTACTCAGGGGGAGCAATGATTCAGGACGCTTTTGTGCGCCAGCGTGCGCGGCAACTTTACTGGCAGGGTTATCCGCCCGCAGAAATATCACGTCTGATGGGAATAAACCCGAACACGATTTATGCGTGGAAAAAACGCGACCAGTGGGATGAAACGCCACCCGTGCAGCGTGTCACGCAGTCCATCGATGCGCGCCTCATCCAGCTTACTGAAAAACAGAATAAAACAGGTGGTGACTTTAAGGAAATAGACCTGCTGACCCGGCAGCTTAAAAAACTGCATGATGGCCAGCCGGATGCGACGGCCACAGGAAAGAAAGGCCGGGCGAAAAAACTCAAAAATCATTTCACGCCGGAACAGATTGCCGCACTGCGGGAAAAAATCATCAGCAGGCTGGAGTGGCATCAGCGGGGCTGGTTTGACTCCCTGACGCTTTGCAGGGAAGCCGGGATACGTAACAGGATGATCCTGAAATCCCGACAGATTGGGGCGACCTGGTATTTTGCACAGGAAGCACTGCTGATGGCGCTGCGTGACGATGTGGCACAACCTTACCAGCGTAACCAGATTTTTTTGTCTGCGTCGCGTCGTCAGGCGTTCCAGTTTAAAAGCATTATTCAGAAGGCCGCGGCTGAAGTCGATGTGGAGCTGAAAGGGGGCGATAAAATCATCCTCTCCAACGGCGCAGAGATGCATTTTCTCGGCACTTCTGCTGCGACGGCGCAATCTTACACGGGCAATTTTTATTTTGATGAATTTTTCTGGGTCAGTCGCTTTGCTGAACTGCGCAAGGTGGCTGGCGCTATGGCAACCCTCAGCGGACTGCGGCGCACCTGCTTCTCCACGCCATCCACCGAAACGCACGAGGCATACGCCTACTGGAACGGCGACCGCTGGAACGAGAAAAAGGCCGCGCATAAACGCCAGCGTTTTTCTGTGGACTGGAAAACGCTGCATAACGGGCTTATCTGCCCTGACCGGACGTGGCGGCAAATTGTCACGCTGGAAGATGTGGTTAATCACGGCTGGAAACACACCGATATTGATGAAATTCGTGATGAAAACACCGAAGACGAGTTCCGCAATCTCTATATGTGTGAGTTTGTCCGCGAAGGGGAATCGGCATTTAACCTGAATATCCTGATTGGCTGCGGTGTTGACGGATACGACGACTGGAAAGACTGGAAACCCTTTGCCCCCCGCCCGATGGGGAATCGTCCGGTATGGATTGGGTATGACGCAAACGGCAGCAGTGGTAACGGCGACAGCGGCGCTGTGTCCGTGGTGGTTCCTCCGGCTGTTCCTGGTGGTCGTTTCAGAACGGTGGAGACGCGACGCGTTCAGGGGCTGGAATTTGAAGAGCAGGCCAGAGTTATTGAAGAGTTCACGTATCGCTACAACGTGGAACACATCGGCATTGATGCGACGGGAGGGCACGGGGATGCCGTCTATCAGATAGTGAAACGGTTTTTTCCCGCCGCCATCCCTTACACCTTCACGCTGTCATCAAAACGGTCGCTGGTACTGAAAATGCTGCAAATAATGCGTGCCGGGCGGTGGGAATACGATCGCGCCGAACGCGAGCTGGTTGCGGCCTTTAACGCCGTGCGTAAGGTGAAAACACCGGGCGGTTTTATCACTTACGAAACGGACCGCGCGAGGGGGATCAGCCACGGCGACCTTGCGTGGGCAACCATGCTTGCTGTCATTAACGAACCGATTGGCGGCGAAGGAGAAAACGAGCGTTTCACGGTTATGGAGTTCTGATGAGCAGAAAAAATAAAAAAGTGCGCATGAGTTCACGCATTGATCTCGCTGATGCGCTCAGGAAAGAATCGTCGCTCAGTGCATTCACATTTGATGGTCCTTACCGCCTGACCGGGCATGACCTGCTGGACAATATGTACTGTGCTGATAACGGGCGGTGGTATGAAACCCCGGTGGACTGGTACGGTCTGGCAAGAGCTGCCCGGCAAACGTCCTGGCATCAGTCTGCGCTTTACTTTAAGCGCAATGTATTGCTCGGCTGCTATATTCCGCACCCGCTGCTTTCCCGGCAGGATTTCTCGGCGCTGGCGCTGGACTGGTTTGTGTTCGGTAACGCATTCCTTGAGCTTCGGAGCAATATGCTCGGCGAACCGCTTAAATTACGGCACGCCCTGGCGAAATACATGCGACGCGGAAGCGATCTTGAATCATGGTGGTATGTGCAGGATGGCAAGGATGCGTTTCAGTTTCGTCCTGGCAAAGTGTGCCACCTGATGAATCCGGATATTAACCAGGAAATCTACGGCATGCCGGAATATCTTGGCGCATTACTCTCGGCCAGCCTTTCTCATTCGGCGGACATGTTCAGAAAACTGTACTACGACAACGGATCCCACGCCGGGTGCATCATCTACATCGGTGCAGCGCAGGTAAACCGCGAAAGCATGGACTCCCTGAAAGAAACGCTACAGGGGGCACGTGGTGGTGGTGCGTTTAAAAACGTGCTCATTCATGCGCCCAACGGGGGCAAAGAGGGGGTGCAAATTTTGCCGTTCCAGCAGATCACCGCAAAGGATGAGTTCATGAATGTTAAGGCGGCATCCCGTGATGATGTGCTGGCTGCGCACCGCGTTCCGCCGCAACTGATGGGGGCGATGCCGGGCGAAAAAAGTGCGTTTGGTGATGTGGAGAAGGCCGCGCGGGTTTACGCAATTAACGAGCTGATGCCCGTCATGGAGGCCATGAAGCACATCAATGACTGGCTTGGCGAAGAGGTGATCCGCTTTAACCCTTACGCACTGTTAGACACCCAGCCCACATCCTGACGCGCTTCGCTTGTCTGCTGCTTCGCCGGGGCATAAAAAATTTATGCCCCGACTCTCCAGCTCCTGTATCAGTCAGATAATTTCACGACGCTTTCCTGCTGATTGCCATCATCGACAGTCAGACTCTTACGCAATCCCACCTCGTTGACTGCATATTCTCGCCGTCTCAGTGCGATTTTGACGGCCTTACCTTTCACCCCATCAAATCAAAAGCCCTCACGTCTTTTTCACGCTCAGCGTGAGAAATACAGCCATTCTGTTGTATCTCTGCGACATCGTTCAGGGAATGCTATTTACCCCCTGAAACGCGGGCTGTTCCCCCGTCACCTGCGCGCAGAAAAAACGCGTTTTTTTGTGCATGCACGGATCCTTGACGGATCCAGCCGCCACGCGGGCCGGAAGGGCAAAAAGTCGTTCAAAAAAATTGTGCAAATTTGTGCACTATTGTGCATTTATAAAATCAACTAAAAAACACCTAGTGTGACTTACCTCTACCACTCGATCGGCACGTAGTCATTAAGTTCCGGAGACCAATTGCACTTTTCACATCTGTGTTTTCCATTCTGGCAGATACATAAACGATAACGGCCACAATGCGGGCACCCATTTTCACCATTATCATAATCACCGAGCGACCATTCCTGCATAAGCAGCTCTTCTTCATCATCATTTAGCATTAATCCCCCTTGAGCTATTTACTCTTCTCGGCCCTCAAAATCATACGAGAACCATCATCCAGCTCCCAATTAATTTCACCGCCTTCTGCCATGACTAGATGCCAAACGAGTTGAGCGGCCTCGTTGGTTACATCGCGACCGCGATCATTTCCTACGCGGCGTTTTGTTCCGTCTCCTAAGTCACGCATTTTTGCCAATACGATGGTTTTTGATAGCGGTGAAAAACCAAGCTGTAGTCGTGCTGAATTACTCACTGGCTGCCCCCTTTGTACTGTGTTAACTCTTCCTGCTCCTGCATCATGCGATTGACCTGAACGCGTGTGCGTCGAACGGCAAAATTAAATTGAAACATGAGCCGGAACATTTCTGATGCTTCCGTGTGAGCATCACGGATAGGTGACAGGCGGTACAGTTCTGCCTCCGTAGCTTGTTGAATCAATGACAGATCAAATTGAAGTGCGGGTCTGGTACATTTTGCACATCTGGCAGCAAGCTCCGGTATTAGTCTCTTAACGAAGGTGTTTTGCACCGCTTTGTTGATTTGTGTCTGCATCCAAATCGCAAATTTCAGCGAACGCATAAGTTTGATAGCCTCGGGCAGCGGCAGATAGATCATGCTGGTAGATTTGGGTGGTTGGTGAACCATCTTCACGGATACGCGATTTCGCAGCGTTCGGAAAATCGTGTTCCCAACAACAGCTTCTACGGATACAGGACAGGGAGCCAGACCAGCCCGCAGTGCTTCTTTCATTAGCATGTATTCGTATTTTTTCATCGTGTTTTCCTCGTGCGGGGCGACAGTGCACCCCGATAAAATTAAAAGCCGTCAAATTCGTCATTCAGGAAATAATGCCCGGATATTCCCTGCTATCTGACTGGTTATCTGTGCGGTTGGTACTGGCTGTGGCACGGGGCGTTCTGTCCTGGTTTGTGTCACCGATAACGCCTCATCGTCAGCCCATGCAGCCAGTCGGTAAGCCTCTGCTGGATTCATTTTCAGAAGTGCCAGCCCGGCCAGAAAAGCCACGCGTTGGCCGCTTTTGCGGGCTTCTGGTGTAAGGCTGCCCAGCCAGGCGCATGCTTCGCTTTCGTTCTTGACGGCCGCAGGCTTCAGATAGAAACTTATCCGTCTGGTTGGTGTCGTCATTGGTTTACTCCTTGTCCATTGCGTACAGCCCATTAACCAGAGCAAACTGTGGCACCCCGTCCGCGATGAAAGTCGCATTAACTCCGCAGGCTTCGCGGATAGCGGGTGCCACAATCTCCGCCCCTCCACCGACAACCATCACCCGCCCGTAACCCGAAAAACCCGCCAGCGCGCGGATCACGCGTTGTTTCAGTGTTTCTTCCTTTTCACGAATAACCGCCATCAGGCTGGCGTAATGCGCGTCATTGTGGATGTGCTGGCGCAGCCAGGCTTCATCATGGCGATGTTCGATAATGGTATTGGCGATGTGGTGACTGGTGCGCATACCGTTAGTGGCCATCACCGACAGTACGGCATCGGCCATCAGAGAAACGCCTACGTGTGGATCGCAAAACACCTGGCTGATACCTGCCAGTTGCCCCTGAACCTTTGCCACATCCAGCGTGGTTCCGCCCAAATCCACAATCAGCAGGGATTCAAACGGACTCATGTCAGCCAGTGCCTTAAAGCCAGCCGGAATGGATTCAGGCATAACCCGCACGTTACGGATAGTGAATGCTTCGCCGTTCTGGTACTCCACCGGGCGCATAACGTTCGCTTTTTTGCGGTTGATGTTGGCCATGTCCGGCTGTGCGTTTGTGTCGAAATACTCGCTCAGTGGCAGGGTGACAACCACATCCACCTCCTGTGGCGTGATGCCTGATTTGACCAGCGCGTGATGAATGGCAATGACATTTACATCGCTGTACTGGTATTGCGTGTCGGTTGTCTGGACAAAGCGATCGCTGACCGGATCAAAACCATAGCGCACGCCATCAAGCATGTAGTTCGCGGGCTGCATGCCACCGAACGGCGCAGACCATTCCGACTTGAAGCTGTTCGGGCTGATGGCGTTGCGGCGTTCGCCGTTCTCAGTCCATGCCAGCTTGATGTTGGTGGAGCCGTCGTCGATACAAATTTTCATGTCGCTTTTCCTTATGTTGATTAATTAATCGTTTACGGGATTCTGAAATCCCGTTTTTGCCTGTTTTGTGCGCGCTTCATATATCGCTGCGCGTTTTTTGCTCATTTACGGGATTCGTGAGTCCCGTTTCTGTCTGTTTTTTGTTTCCACTGGTCAGGCCACCCCGCAGCAGGTCTGCTTTGCGGCGGGCGCGTTCAGTGGTTTCACTGATTCTCTGTGCGTGCTCTGCGTCGCGGATGGCGCGCAGCATGTCAGAAAGCACGGTAACGGGTGTTTTCATGGTGTTCTGGTCCTGCTGAAGTGTGGATGCCAGGCGTGCGGCGGCTTCAGGGTCTGATGCCCCCAGCTGTGTCAGATAGCTGGCGACCGGGTTATGGCGGATCTCCGTGCTGCTTACGCCATGATTACGGCTCAGGCGCTGCCAGAGCTGCGTGATTCGGCTGTCCGGGCGGGTATCCGGTTTGCGTACAATTTCAAATCCCTGCGGTGCAATGATGCTGCCGTCAACGTACAGACTGCCGCCCCGTAACAGGTGCTGCATCTGTTGTTCACCGATATGCAGGCCGAGAGATTCAGCAGACTCCCGCCATTCTTTAGCGAGTAATTCGTGGTTATCAGGCAAAGGCCGCTGCTGTTTGCGGCTCTGTGTCCAGCTCTGCATTTCATCACTGCTGTTTTTTGCCTGTTTGTCACGAAGCGAACGCATCAGCGCCCGGCGTTCGTGCCGTTTCAGTGAGCGCATCCATTCATCCACATCAACGCCGTCAGGGAGCTGCGGCCACGGTGCTGGCCGTTCTTCCGGCTGTTCTGTCCCGTTGTTGTCCGTTTCCTGTACACGGGGACAGTTATTGCCACGAGTCCAAGGGGCGGCAGGGCCGCCCTGAAGGTCAAAACCATTTTCGCGGGCGCTGTCTTCCGCTTCCGGTTTGCGTCTTACCAGCTTCCAGTTATCCGGATGCGTGCACACACGGGAGGATTCCCCGATGAGTGGTGACCAGATCCCGTAAATCTGTACGCTCTGTTCGCCGTAATCGTTCAGCTCATCGGCGAGGTCGTAGGCGGTGCGAATCAGGTAGTCTTTGCGTGGAACAAGTACGCCGCCCTGTTTCTCTATGTAGGTGGCAAAACATCCGGCATCAGCGGCGGCAAGAACCGCATCCATTGCGTCATCCTTCAGCCGTTGCGGGCCTTCCGGGTTGCGTGCCATCTGGCTGGCAAGGCGGCGCAGTTCACGCCATACCTGGCGGGAGGGGATGCCAAAGAACTGGAACTGGCGGACCCGGTGAAGGCGCGCCCAGCCGATGGCGCGTTCCACGCTCTCGGCCATTGATTTTCCGGTTTCGTGGTCAACGCGTGGCTTGCCCGTTTTCGGGTCGATGCCATCCACGGCGCGGCTGTCCAGGTTTTTCCCGATGTAGGTGGCGATGTAGCTGGTTGGCGTGCCTTTTGAGCCGTCTACATACTCCGCCTTAAAGCGCGGAGTTATGTCATCGCCCAGCTCGTGACGATCTTCCTGAATGGCAATATCGCGGGTGTGGGACACAATGGTGTCGATTTCTTCCGGATGAGCAAAGACCATCATATGCCAGTGCACGGTGCCGTCATGGTGAGGCTCCGCCGTGCGGATGCCATACCAGCGCAGGCCGTCGCGGTTCAGTTTTTTGCGGACCGTCGCAAAAAACGTGTTAACCAGGTAATCGCTGGAGTCGCGCATTGTGGCCCCGTTCCATTTGGGATTCGGATGACCGTTCTCCGTTGTGGCGTGGTATTTTGACGGGCAGGTGACAGTCAGAAACACCGCTTTGTCGCCACGGGCTTCGGCCAGAAGTTCCAGCCCCTTCATGGTGGCCATCATTTCTGCCTTACGGTGAACCGGGTTACTTACTCCCGCGTAATACACCGTCTCGAGATCAATCGTGAACCCGTCTTCATTTTCCAGCATGAAACTTTTCAGGAAATCGCGTGTTTTCTCGCGCTGTGCGCGAAACTCGCTTAACGCGTCCTGGCTCAGATAGGGCGATGTTTTTCTGGAAACCAGACAGGCGGCGCGAAGTTGTTCTTCTCTCCACTCGCAACGTAACAGCCACAGTTTGCGTTTCCACCATTCCGCACAGGTCAGGCGAAGGATTGCGCCCGGCAGCAGTTCTGTGTCCGGTTCGTGCCTCCGGTCTTTGTCTGTTGTCAGTGCGTCATAATGCGGAGGCATGGCGTGTAAGTGTAACGCCATGCGGGCCAGCATCTGATACGCCTTCAGCGTTACATCCATGGTCAGCTCGCCATCAGTCGCGCCAAAACCATCGCAGAGTTTTTCGAAGGTGCTGCTGAACATCGCCGCCGTCATGGTGGCCAGCGTCTGTATCTGGTGTTTGTTGAGTTGCGGCAGGTAAAGCAAATCGTCCAGGCGTTCACGTCCGGCAAGGGAGCGATAACCCGGTGTCAGCCAGTGTCCGTCAGTGCGATCCAGACGTTCGAATATTTTGCGCAGGGTTCCGCGTGCATAGCGTTCCGCCTGCCAGCTCTTTTTGCCTTTCCGGCGATCGGCTTCCTGTTTTTTGCGCAGGAAGGAGAGGTGGCGAATAAGCGGATCGCGCAGATAGGACGGCAGCAGGCGCAGCGAGGCCATGGCTTCATCCACCGCGCCGCGTGCCTGTTTTCTGGCGTCTCCTGCCAGTGTGATGGTTTTGTCCTGTTTTTCCTGTGCGTCCAGGCTTTTATTAATCAGGTTGCCCAGTGGCGTGGCGGAGAACGCCGCATCAGCCATTTCCTGGCGGCGCTCGTTCTCTGCCCGGTGGGCATCCAGCCAGGAGGAAAGCGCGGATTCAGGAGCGGGGATCCCCGTTCCTTCACGCCCCACTGCGTGGCGCGGTTGTTGCCAGTCCCTGATGTACTCTGCCGTCATAGTGATTTACTTCGTCATGCCATTCAGGGTGTCGCGGCAGACTGTAGCCAGCCGCTGAATTTCCAGCACGGTGTCTTCTGTGTCGGCATGGCGATGTGTGATGCGGATGCTGTCGGCAATCACATCGACGATTGCAGAGGATGGGCGCTGGTAAATGCCAATAACGGACGGGGTGCCACCTTCAATGCGGTAAAGCCTGTAATTTCCCTCGTGGCTGTCAATCATGTAGCGACCATCAATAACAATCTTTCCGTCAGCGAGCTGCGGTACAGGCAGGGATTTCAGGTACATGTCATAACGATCACGCACGCGAGCGGCAAGATCACGCTCTGTGTTGAGCAGGTATTCAAGAAAGTCGTTGGCGAGAATCATTGCGGCAATCCTCTTGTTACAGATGTGCGAAGGCCTCCCGCCGCAAGGTGCAGGAAAGGCCCGGAACAGGAATTAATGGAGTTTGTTTTGCTGCCGGATGAGCTGCTGAAGCCCGACGTGGTTTCCGGCAGTTGGAGGTGCTCATGCTCTGATTTCCCTCAGTAGCTGGTTGAACATCTGGGTTAGTGGGTTGCTACACCCAAACGGCATCAGGTTTACCTGATAAGAAAAGCGACCGCCTGTTTTGCGCTCTTTTCTTGTGACTAAACCGCTGCGCCAGAGACGGCGTAGCTCCGCATTAATGGTTGTGGTTGGTGTATTCAGTGCTGCGGCGATTTCTCCACTGCTACAACCCGGATTGGCAGCGATGTAGTCCAGAATGGTCATCTGCGTGACTCCTGTACCTGTCTGATAAGATTCACCTGCACCACGTTGGTGGCGCAGAAGTAAGTGCCGTCAGTGAGATAGATATGATGTGCATCCTTTTCTGAACGGTGTTTGTCGATTGTGGTAATCAGGCGTTCGTCAACTTCGTATTCACGTCCTCTGGAGGTGAAACGAACGACAGGAAAATGCTTAATTGCCATTACGCCTCCTTGGCGTGTGCGAATACCTCCGCGAATGCGGATTGTTTTCACATTTTCTTATTTAACCTGGGGTCTTATTTGCGCGGTTATTCTTCAGTGAAAAAGCGTTCAATCTTTTTTACTGAATTAATAATTCGCATAATCCCAATGGCGCAGACCACCGAAATAATCAGAACAAGCCATGAAATAAATATACTCATGCGATATTTCCCAGCTTATACGGTTCAATATGTTCCCCGCATTCTGCGGCACAGATCAGCTCGGAAAGTTCGTTAAGTGCATCCAGATCATCAGCGTAAAAAGCCACGTCATACAGACTTCGGATTGCTCTGGTCAATGAGTCACGGGCCGCACGTTCAGCATGAGCGCCTGATGCACTTAAGCGAAAATAAAAACGCTCAAGTGCTTTGTTAATGAGAGTTTTATATTCTTTGCCCATCACAACGCCCTTTAATCTGCTTTCTGTATTTCAGCTTCTGAATCCATACAAATAATTTCGATATAGGGTTCATCGCCATTAACCTGGCGTGCCTTTTCATCTTCGCTGATGATTTCTCGTACGGTCTGGTACGGAAGTTCCACAAGCAGTCGCGTGCCGTTCAGATAAACGTAAGTGGCTTCGTCGGCTCCGTTTTTACCCGCCGGAGTCACTCCGTCAATAGCGGATGCACGTAATAACAGTTCACCGCGAAAATCAATAAAACGGATAAATACACCTTGTGCATTGTCTTTGGTCATAAAGCACCTGTTATAAATCAGCCTGTTTAATAAAACTTTGCCCGCGAAGCAGACGATCAACCGTGCGAAGTGCTTCGTATAATGTGAAATCCTGCCCGAACTGATTGTCGCCACAGCTCAGTGCAAAAATGCGGTTTCCGGTAAACGGATTGCGTGGGCATTTGTGGATCACGATTCCAGCTTTCTCAATCAGCCAGGCGTGCTCGCCGATTTGTTTTACTGGGTAGCCATCCGGCGTTGCGTGTGTATCACTCAGGCTGTAGCGGATGTTGCTGCGTGATGCACTGGTAGTGAAACGGTTAGCGTGGCGTTCTGTTCCGGTACAAAAATTACGGCGTTGCTTCAGCATAAAATGACACCTCGTTATTTTGTCATCTGCACGTATTTCTCTGCGTTTCTGATGGTTTTCAGGAAAATTGCGAAGAGATTTACTTTGCGTTTTGTGTTTCTTCCTTCTTGAGTAACGGGAATTACCGATCTATCAGCCTGCCTTCTTACAGCGAGAATGCTTTGATTTGTGCGTTTCGCATAATCCTCTAGGCTTTCTTCAAGTACCGGTAGCCCATGTTCATTACGGTATGGGTAGAACGCCGCCAAACGCTCAAAATCCGCTTGTTCGTATGTGTTAAGGACTTTTGCCATGGTGTGATAACCTATTCAATCTGGTGCTATTTGTGGCTCTTTGTAGCGTCAAGTGGTACTCAACTGATAACCAATATAGTATTCAGGTGCACACCATGTCAATAGAGATATCAAAGAAGCTAAAAGCAATTCGAGAATCTGAGGGGCTTAGTCAGGCAAAGTTCGCGGATTCAATAGGTATTGCGGTTGGTACGGTTAAGCAATACGAGACTGGTATTCGAGGTGTGGGAACGGAGGTTTTACTGAAAATCACAATGCACCCGGAATTTAAAAAATACACTACGTGGTTGATGAGTAACGAAACAAATGAGGCTGCTGGGCAGATCAGTCCTTCTCTCTCCCCTGATGGGCCAGAAAACACATCGTCTTCTCAAAAATCCCGCAAGACTGGCACACAGCCCGGCTAATCATGGAACGCTGGGGGCATGGTGGTCTTGTAACGCTGGGGCTTCACGAATGAGCATAAAATCAATTCCGGGAGGGTATCTTCTTGACATGCGTCCTGAGGGGCGTAAAGGCAAACGCATTCGCAAAAAATTTAAAACGAAATCGGATGCAGTTTTATATGAGCGGTGGGTGCTGGCGCAACAGCATAACAATGAGTGGAAAGGAAACTCCATTGATCGCCGTCCGCTGTCAGTGCTTATTGACTTGTGGTGGAAATACCACGGCCAGCTAATGAAGTCAGGGCATAACACGCGCCTTAAATTGCTGCGCTTGAGTGAGGCAATGGATGACCCGTGCGTGCATAAACTTAATACAACGATGCTCACCGAGCTACGTGTGTCCAGGATAGAGCAGGGGATACAGCCCAGCACCATAAATCGAGAGATTGGGGCGTTAAGCGCGATGTTTACCGCACTCATCTCATCCGGCCATTTTCTTAACGATAACCCCGTTCAAGGCCTTAAAGGAATGAAGGTTAACGAGCGTGAAATGGGATATCTGAGTAAGTCTGAATGTGTTCAGTTGCTGGATGCACTGGCTGAAAATCCCGATGAACGGCTGGCCGTCGAAATCCTTCTGTCGACCGGGGCGCGATGGGGCGAGGTAGCGGCACTGGAGCAGCGCCGTGTTCTTCATTGTCGAATCACTTTTTCAAAAACGAAGAACAGCAAAAACCGTACCGTTCCTATTTCTGAAAGCCTGTTTGAAAAGATCAAAAAACGGGGCGGGAAACTGGTGTTTCCGACGCTGGATTATTCATTGGTTCGCGATGTCATCAAAACGGTCGCACCTGATGTTCCTGACGGCCAGGCTGTTCATGCGCTGCGCCACACCTTCGCCAGTCATTTCATGATGAACGGCGGCAATATTCTGACGCTCCAGAAAATTCTGGGGCACGCAAAGATTCAGACAACGATGATTTATGCCCATCTTGCGCCGGATTACTTGCAGGATGCGGTGAGGTTTAATCCCTTGGGAGGAATGTAACTATGGAAATAAAAAAACCTACAAAAAAAGAGTTATATGACTATTTACTATCGAAATATATAGAAGATAAATGCAAAGAAGAAGCTGATGAAATCAATAAGAAGTCGATGAGTCGTGTCAAAAAACATAAAGAGCGGCTGATGGAGATTACGCCAGAAATCTTCTTCCGTTTCTTGTCTGAGAAGGGGGTCTCCAGTGTCTGCCCTTCATGTGGATCGTCGCGATTATCTGTTCCAGAAAGTATGGATCTTTGCTGGGATAAAAATAAGAAACCAGAAAATTTTAACAATCTACCCCTGGAGGAACAGAGTGAGTTAATTAAAGAGAACATAAAGCATTATGTATCTTATGCTTTTTTGGGTGATGTTAAGAGCATACCTGATATGCGCAAAACTTATTACACGCTGCATTGCCTGAATTGTGGTTACCTGAGCCTTTATCGTACGTCTGCGGTGCTGAAGTGGTTGGAGAAAGACAAAGCGCAGGATGGTGATAATGGGTAATGTAGCAAGAAATCTTTTCGGTAATTCAGCAGGTAGTGTGTCGCATTCTGAGCGTGATGTGCTTTATCATGGTGGCGATGGCGGCAGTAGTGGAGGCGGAATGTCAGATAAACTTGAAAGGCGAATTGAGCGGCTCGAAGGTGATTTATCGCTAACAAGAAACGACCTTGCGACGCTTGCTGAACGCACTACAAACCTCTCAACTAAAGCCGATGTTGGTGAGGTGAAAGGTGAACTCAAAGCAGACATAGCACATCTGAAAGGTGATCTTGAATGCGATATTGCGAATCTGAAAGGTGAGCTTAAATCTGATACAGCTAACCTGAAAGAGCAGCTCAAATCAGACATTAACAGCCTGAAGGGTGAGCTTACCGAAGCGATGGATAAACGCTTTGACAAGATTATGGATGAGATGAATCGGCGGTTTGACAAGGTTGATGATAATACGAAGTGGCGTTGGAGTGGCATTATTGTGCCAGTGTGCACAACCATTTTCACAGCGGCGGTTGCTGTATTTGTTGCTAAATTTGTTGGCTGATGATCCACAAATTGACCACATCTCTGTTATTTGTTGTGGTTGGCTGTGTTTTTGTGTGTCTGTAAGTCTTTGATAATTACCTAACTTATTGATTTTTGTTTGTGTTTATGGCCGCTCTGCGGCCTTTTTTCTTTTCACTGTCGAAGAGTCACCGTAAAATCAACGCCATGACACTTCAGCAGAACGGATACCATGCTGACACTTGCCCGCCAACAACAGCGACAAAATATTCGCTGGTTATTATGCCTGTCAGTTTTGATGCTGCTGGCGCTTCTCTTAAGCCTTTGCGCCGGTGAACAATGGATTTCGCCAGGTGACTGGTTTACTCCTCGTGGCGAACTGTTCGTCTGGCAAATTCGCCTGCCACGTACGCTGGCTGTATTGCTGGTTGGTGCGGCGCTGGCTATATCCGGCGCTGTAATGCAGGCGTTGTTTGAAAATCCTCTGGCAGAACCTGGACTACTTGGCGTCTCTAACGGCGCAGGCGTGGGGCTTATCGCCGCGGTATTGCTTGGGCAAGGGCAACTCCCCAACTGGGCGCTAGGGCTGTGTGCGATTGCTGGCGCGCTTATCATCACTTTAATACTCTTACGTTTCGCCCGTCGTCATCTTTCGACCAGTCGGTTATTGCTGGCTGGCGTTGCATTAGGGATTATCTGTAGCGCACTAATGACGTGGGCTATCTACTTTTCCACCTCTGTTGATTTACGTCAGCTGATGTACTGGATGATGGGCGGTTTTGGCGGCGTAGACTGGCGGCAAAGCTGGCTGATGCTGGCATTGATCCCCGTGTTGTTGTGGATCTGTTGTCAGTCCAGGCCGATGAATATGTTAGCACTTGGCGAGATCTCGGCGCGGCAACTGGGTTTACCCCTGTGGTTCTGGCGCAATGTGCTGGTGGCAGCGACCGGCTGGATGGTTGGCGTCAGTGTGGCGCTGGCGGGTGCTATCGGCTTTATTGGTCTGGTGATCCCACATATTCTTCGGTTGTGTGGTTTAACCGATCATCGCGTATTACTTCCCGGCTGCGCGCTGGCAGGGGCGAGCGCAGTGCTGCTGGCCGATATTGTAGCGCGCCTGGCATTAGCTGCCGCAGAGCTGCCTATTGGCGTGGTCACCGCAACGTTGGGTGCGCCGGTGTTTATCTGGTTATTGTTAAAAGCAGGACGTTAGCCGCAAAAAGACGGTCTATGATTAAAAGCTAAGATTTTTACTGACCACACCCAGGAGAAACGATGCAAGATTCCATTCTGACGACCGTAGTGAAAGATATCGACGGTGAAGTGACCACGCTGGAGAAGTACGCCGGTAATGTGCTGTTGATTGTCAATGTCGCCTCAAAGTGTGGCTTAACGCCGCAATATGAGCAGTTGGAGAATATTCAGAAAGCCTGGGCCGATCGAGGTTTTGTGGTGCTGGGATTCCCGTGCAACCAGTTTCTGGAACAAGAACCGGGCAGCGATGAAGAGATTAAAACTTACTGTACCACCACATGGGGGGTGACGTTCCCGATGTTCAGTAAGATTGAAGTTAACGGCGAAGGACGCCATCCGCTGTATCAAAAATTGATTGCCGCAGCGCCGACCGCAGTCGCGCCGGAAGAGAGCGGATTCTATGCCCGTATGGTCAGCAAAGGTCGTGCACCGCTGTACCCTGATGATATTTTATGGAATTTTGAGAAATTTTTAGTTGGCAGGGACGGATTGGTCATCCAGCGTTTTTCCCCGGATATGACGCCGGAAGACCCCATTGTGATGGAAAGCATTAAACTGGCGTTGGCAAAATAATGTCTATTGTGATGCAGTTACAGGATGTTGCGGAATCTACCCGCCTGGGGCCACTTTCTGGCGAGGTTCGGGCTGGGGAGATCCTGCACCTGGTGGGGCCGAATGGCGCGGGTAAGAGTACCTTACTGGCACGAATGGCCGGAATGACCAGCGGTAAGGGAAGTATTCAGTTCGCGGGGCAACCACTGGAAGCATGGTCCGCAACAAAACTCGCGCTGCATCGCGCCTATCTTTCACAACAGCAGACGCCGCCGTTTGCAATGCCGGTCTGGCACTATCTGACACTGCATCAGCACGATAAAACGCGTACCGAACTACTGAATGATGTCGCAGGGGCGCTGGCTCTTGATGACAAACTCGGACGTAGCACCAATCAACTTTCCGGCGGTGAATGGCAACGCGTACGTCTTGCTGCGGTGGTGCTGCAAATCACACCACAAGCCAATCCCGCAGGCCAATTGCTGCTTCTTGATGAGCCGATGAACAGTCTTGATGTTGCGCAACAAAGTGCGTTAGACAAAATTCTGAGCGCTCTGTGTCAGCAAGGACTGGCGATTGTGATGAGCAGTCACGATCTCAACCACACATTGCGTCATGCGCATCGGGCGTGGTTGCTAAAAGGTGGAAAAATGCTGGCCAGTGGACGCAGAGAAGAGGTGCTCACGCCGCCAAATCTGGCGCAGGCCTATGGGATGAATTTTCGCCGTCTGGATATCGAAGGTCACAGAATGCTGATTTCGACCATCTGATTTCATTAGTATCTTGAAAATCGGGTAATTACGACGCTAAATTAATGCAAGAATAAAAAACAGAGGAACCGTACGGAATGCGTTTCTGCCTTATTTTGATCACAGCACTGTTTCTGGCCGGGTGTAGCCACCATAAAGCACCGCCGCCAAATGCCAGACTTTCTGATTCGATTACCGTTATTGCCGGTTTGAACGACCAGCTACAAAGCTGGCATGGCACGCCGTATCGTTATGGTGGCATGACGCGGCGCGGTGTGGACTGTTCGGGATTTGTGGTTGTAACGATGCGCGATCGTTTCGATTTGCAGCTGCCCCGAGAAACCAAAGAACAAGCCTCTATCGGCACGCAAATTGATAAAGACGAGTTGCTGCCTGGTGACCTGGTCTTTTTCAAAACGGGTTCCGGACAAAATGGTTTGCATGTAGGTATTTACGATACCAACAACCAATTTATCCACGCCTCTACCAGCAAGGGAGTGATGCGTTCCTCACTTGATAATGTCTATTGGCAGAAAAATTTCTGGCAGGCGAGACGAATCTAAATAGCTGCGCGGAATAGTAGATCACTTTGAGGGAAC